TTATGATCCCCCGTTCCTTGTTTTAAAGGGAGAGGGGTACCCCCCCCCTTATGATCCCCAGATCCTTACACCTTTTCACATTTAAAACGCCCAAAATAATATAAAGATTTTTATATTATTTATTATAATAATGGAGAATAAAGAAGAATTTATTAAATGTTCTTATTATAATTGTAGTAAATTTTTTGCAAAAGAATATTTTTCTTCTGGATTACAAAAACCACCTATAAATGACGAAGACAAATTTGACCAAATATTAGAATGTATAATTAGTACAAGATTATTTTGTATGAAATGTTCTACAAATCACGCAACTATTATATGTATCAATTCAAAAATTCAAATTGAAAAATAATGGGAGACACCGAAGAGAAATAAAATTGGGACACTTTGCTTCCCCAGAATTCTTTCTTCGGCGACTTGTCCGGAAATGAAAATGAGTTTGTCTCATTTTTCTTTCCGGACGGTGTAACAATTACAAAAATAGTGAATATAGAAAGAAAAATAATTAGTACTATATTAGTATAGTTATAAGAGACATTTTTAATTTTTTATTTATATATATAAATGAAAAACACTCGTAAAAAAAATAATCAGCCGAATAACAAAACCAAAAAAAATACGAAAACAATGATTAACAAATGTATGGAAACTTTTGCCGACAAAAATGTAAAATATTGGACAGAAGATTATACCAAAGAAATAAGAAAACTAGAAAAGAAAAAGATTAAAACAAAGGAAGACGAGAAATTATTAACAAAGATAAAAAAACAGAAAATAAGCCAAACAAAAAGTTTAAAAAAACAATATAAGTTATTCAATTGTAACATTAACTGTAAAAATACTATTTTAGAACCTGGAACACCAAATGAAATACCTAAATCAATGCAAAGAGAATACCATAATCATAAAGAATTAATAAGAATATATAACAATCAACGTAAATCTATTTTTAAGAATAAGACAAATGTATTAATAGATAATTTTTACGAAAAAACACCAGAAAAAACGAAAAATAAGCTTATAAAAGAAGGCGCTATTTCAAGTTGTCTACCTGTATCACAGACCGCAGGTTCTACAATATATAAAGATGGAGGTCTAATAAAAACAAATGAAACTGTTAATGGTAAACCATTTTTTAGAAAAGTATTTTATGTTGATTTAATTAATCCTAATTCTGAAAGAAGTATAAGATTATCCCAAGCTGCAAATGCTGAATATAAAATTGCTAGTATTTTAATTAAAAATCCATATCCAAATATTGTTACATTTTACGAAGTTAATGAAAAGTATATTGAAATGGAAGAATTAAATACAAACACTACTAAATTTAATAAAACCGAAGTAATAGAAATAATGAAAAAAGTAAAGGATTATCTACAATCACTCGGTATTATGTATATTGACTGGAAAATAGATAATATCGGAATAAGTAAAGATGGAAAATATAAATTATTTGATTTTGATGTTTCAGGACTAATAGATTTAAAAACAAATGAATGGATTGTAGAACCTTTACATTTTTGGAGTTATAATAAAGCAATAGACAATGGTTGTACAACTCCACAAGAAATAGATAATTTCTCTTTTGATTATAGTATATTAGGCATCAAAAAATAAACTGGGAAAAAGTAAGAGAAAAACATATTATGGATAAATACCATCCAAAATATTTATTGGAGAATTTAAAGGAAAATACCGATTTATATGAATTTTTACACCGTTGAAGATTTAAAACCGCCTTTTAATGGCGGTTTTAAATCTGTAAACCAGTGATACTTTAAGAATAAATCCGCACTAAAGGTGCGGATTTAATTCTTCAAAGGTATAAATAATTGGTAGTAAATAACAAAATATTTATAATTGTAAATTTTAATGAAAATTCCTTTTTTTTATTTGACCCTTATATAAGAGAAGAGGGGTACCCCCCCCCCGATCATTAAATTCGAGGGATAAAGGTCTCTCCAAACTGATTCATCTTTTCCAGTTTCTCGATCGTTTTTTCCAAATTCACATTTTTCACATTCTTAAACAAATAATCGGTATTCGGCGATTCCTCATTTTGTTTGATTTGTGCGTAAATGGTATCAATCTTTTTACAAACATTCATAATCACTTCTTTTTGTTTCTCTCTTACCATTTCTTCATTCAAATCAAAACTTTCCGTTAATACGGCAACCACAAAATATAATATATATTTACGTTTACGAAAACAAGTATTCGAATATTTCAACGTAAATAAACTAAGCAAAGCCTGGACGATTTTTTGGACAAGCAAACAGCGTTTTTTCATTTCGCTTAAAAAAACAGACCATATCATCCAAACAATATCTTGCTGATCTTTACTCGGAACAGGCATTTCACCTCTTCTTTCACATTTACATTTCTCCTTTTTCGCCTTACAACTCGATTCGTATTCTAAAATCCATTCAATCCAATAACACGATTGAATGACGTTCTTCACATCTTTAGAAATATTATAGGCGAGTTCATTTAAAGGAATAAAGAGTTCTCTCGGATCTTCTTTTAAAAAAAGGTCATCTGCAAAATCCATACTAGGAGCTTTAAATCGGTCGGTCATATAAGTCATATCAAAATCACTCTTAATAATTTTAATATCATCAAAACTATGTTTTTTCTTGGAATCACATAAAATACAAATAATCTCGCAAAAAAGTCGACGAATTTTTACATTATTACGCATTCTTAATTCTTGGCCAGCGTATCCATTACTAATAAGATCTCGAAAATGTTGGATCCGCATTTCCAAGTAAATCGCCAGTTTCGGATTGCCTAAATGAATATATTTACTATAAAAAAAAAGAATCACTTCCCATAAGTCACCATAATGCCCGGCGCAAATCAATTCTGCGCTCCAATAACAAGCCGGTTCAACTTTAGAATAAATGAGACTTTGAATTAATTCTTTTCGAACATCCGTTTTTTTGAATTTAGAAAAACTGATTCCTTTAAAATCGCTTGTACTTCGTAAATCATTGATTTCAGAATCGGTTGAGTTTGGTTCCATTAATATTCAATTGTATTATATGGTATAAATTATATAAAAAAAAAAATAATCATACATATTAGAGAATTAAATTATTGTACCTTATGAAAATAATCAAGAACATCGTAACTACTTATCAAAAAATCCCTTTGTCTGGAAAAATCTTATTGTTCACTTCCCTCTTTCTTATTTTGACCGTTTTTTTTCGAGCCGTAGAACAAGAAAAACAACGTAGGGAATCAGGAAAAGAAGGATTCGAACAAACCGATTCTTTTTTATTTAAAACCAATTCTCAAGTCTACGATGATTTTTATTCCAATATTTATGATTATTTAGTGTTTAATAGTTTAACCGATGATTATGAAGTCGGTGAAATTATCAATCGCACTACCCCAACAAGTGAAAGTATGATTCTAGATATTGGTTGTGGAACGGGACACAACGTAGCGAAATTGGCAGACAACGGTTTGAATGTACTAGGAATTGATATTTCACCTTCCATGATTCAAAAGGCGAAAGAAAATTATCCACAGTATCATTTTTTAGTAGGAGATGTTTTGAACAACAATGAATTTAAAGGCCAATCTTTTACCCATATTCTATGTTTGTATTTTACTATTTATTATATTGAGGACAAACAACGTTTTTTAAATCATTGTTATAAATGGTTAAAACACGGAGGTTATTTGGTTGTTCATTTAATTGACCCGGAGAAATTTAACTCGGTATTGCCAAGTTCCAATAGATTATCAGTTGTCTCTCCAGAAAAATATGAAAAAGAAAAAATAAATAAATCCAAACTTTATTTCAAGGATTTTGTTTATCAAGTAGACTTTGATTTACCCAAAGGTGCAAAGGTCGCCAAAATCAAAGAAAATTTTAAATTCAACAATGGAAAAGTGAGAAAGCAAGAACATACTTTATATATGGAATCGCAAAACAGAATCATTAATTATGCCCAAGAATCAGGATTTATTATTCAAGGGAAAATCGATTTGGTTCATTCTCCTTATGATTATCAATATTTATATATTTTGACGAAACCTTAAGGGAGTAGGGGGACGGAAGTCCCCCCTTCCCTACGGGATACCCCCTCCTTGGTAGGGGGACGGAAGTCCCCCCTACGACCCCCATCCTTGTTAAGGGCGAAGGATTTTTGGCGCGCGAGTATCTACAAAGAAAAGGACAATAATATTATGTTTTACACAATATGATTGTAGAGATGGTTGTAGAGCCCGCGCCGAGTTATAGAATAATATCTATCCCCGAAGGGCTAAGGGAGGGATCATAAGGGAACCGTAGGTTCCCTTACAAGGAAGTATCTTTTTTGATCCGTATTTTCAATCCAATTCGGATGATTGGCAAATTCAAAATGTGAAGTAACAAATAATTTTCCAGTAGAAAGAATGGAACCTAAACACGAAAATCCCCCTTTATGTACCATTAAATTGGCGGCTTTATACATCATTGATAAATGCACATCCGGTTTTTCTAAAGAAACAAAAATATTGGAATTCTTACTTGTAATATAATTCATTTGATTGACGAAATCAATGGTTTTCGTATGATGTAGTTTAAAGTATTCATCCAAATGAATACCACCTAATAAAATAACCTTTTCATAATTATGAGACATTTGTTCAATGATATTTACAAAATCTTCTTCAACATTTAGATCCCCGCTTCGAATATGTATACAAAGACAATCCGGTTTTTGAATCATTTGAAAAACGTCATTGGATTCTAAAACAGATTGATTCTTTTCGATATATTTTTTCACTGAATCAATGATTCGAGGGATATATGGAACCTTTTCCTCAGATAGTCTTCCTAAACAATAAAAATGTAAAATTGAATCTTTACAAATATCCGCGACTATATTCATTCTTTGCAAGGAACCTTCATCCGCGTGTGGACATTGTTTCCATTGACCGGATAAATAAGGCATATTCAATAAATTACCAATGTTATAACCGGCCCTTCTCTCGTCTTTTGAGAATTCAATGTCTTTATCGTAAATGATAATATCTTCAAAGGTTAAATTACGTTTTAAAGACATCAGTATAAATAGAAATAGAAGGAATTTTTTATATCAGTTTTATTGGTTTAAAATATAAAAATAAACCCCTTTTAAATTCAAGAGACAAGAATATAAAAATGTTAAATTCTTACGAATCCATCTATTATCCTATTCCTTGGCTTACCATATTTTTCTATACTTTTCTTGTTTTTCTCCTTCTATTTCTTATAACCATACTTTATTTGAAATCAAAATATGGATTCTGGGTTTCTCAACCCGTTTTTCATTATTACGATTTTTCCTATTATTTATATCCTCCGGGGATTATTCGTACGGATTTACCGGAAAAGAATAAATATACGAATTTCAAGGATATTACTACCACGATCTATAATGAATTGACTTCTCTCCAGCGTTTGGAAATGATTCATTTACTTCAACAATATTATTTACGAAAAGAAGAGAATATTTTCTTAGCCGAAGCCACGAATATTTTTCCTTATTTTGAAGGATTATCCCAAGAATCTTCATCAAATGAAAATATAAATATAAAAAACAAGATAAATAGAGAAAAAGAAAAAAAAGAAAACCCTTCCTTTTTTTCATTTTACTGGGAAAAAACGCTTCTTACCGACTTAAAAAAAGGCACTATTATTGAAAATAAAAAAATAATTGCTTGTATCACTACACGTGCAATAAAAATCAGAATTTTAAAAGGAAATGACCCGAAAGCAAGTTTTCTGGCATATTATGTGGATTATTTATGTGTCGATGAACCTCATCGAAAAAAAGGAATCGCTCAACAGATGATTCAAACGCACGAATATACGCAAAGACATTTGAACCCGAACATTCAAGTTTCTATATTTAAGAGAGAAGGGAAATTGAATACTGGGATCGTTCCACTTTGTCTTTATACTACCTATGGATTCTCGGTTCTCGCTTGGCGAAAACCTGCGCCTCTTCCACCGAATTATTCACTTCTCGAATTTTCCAAACAAAACTTACATTTGTTACGCGATTTTTTAAAAGAAAATGAACATCAATTTGATATTTTGTTGGAGCATTCATTTTTCAATTTACTTGAATTGATTCAAACAAAAAATATTTATCTTTGTGGAGTTTTAGAGAAAGACGTTGTTTTATGTGTTTATTTTTATCGTAATTCGTGTGTTTTTGTTGATAAAGATCTGAAGATTCTAACGTGTTATGCTTCTATAAAAAGCGATGCGTGTTCCAAGGAAATTTTTATTCAAGGATTTAAAAATACTTTTTGGAATATGGCCGATAAAAATAATTTCGGGTTTTGTGTTATTGAAAATATTAGTCATAATCATTGGATTCTTGCAAATCTATTAAAAAAATCGACGCCAATTATAAAAAGTCAAACGGCTTATTTCTTTTATAATTTTGCGTATCCGACGTTTTCTGCAGAGAGAACCTTGGCGTGGTAGGTAGGTAGGGGGATATACATCCCCCCTACGACCCCCTCCTTGCTTTTTACCTAGTTAACCCGGCGCGGGCTCTACAACCATCTCTAAAATAATATTATGCTTCGCGAAATATTATTTTCTTTTTCTTTGTAGATACTCGCGCGCCAAAAAGCTGTTAAAAAAAGCAAGGAGGGGGTCGTAGGGGGGATGTATATCCCCCTACCGGACATATTTCCCCACTCGGGCAAAAGAATCCACAATAAAAATAATAAAAATTCCTAAAAAGGAATAGAGAATGACTTCTTCGGTTACGTGATTGGTTTTTTCATCTTGTTGTTCTTCCAATAAATGAATCATATAATTTAACTTTTGCATAAGAGCTTCTTGAGATGGGGATGATGTTGAAGAACTGGAATAAGAATCACTCATATTCGAATAAGCCTGTGTTTGGAAATCGTTTGTATTTGCATTGACATAATAGCCAGGAGTATTATGATAAGGTACTTTTTGTAAAGTCTGATTCACGTTAGAATTGTAATGAGGAATATATTTTTTATAATAATCCTCGGCTGTTTTTTGATTTCCATAATTTGTTTGAAAATTATTCAAGTCTAGATTTTCTTCTGCATCATAAAACGGTTTCGGAACTTTTCCCAAAATTTCTTGGATTTGAGCATTTTGATTCGAATTCAGATTTGGGTTCGGGTTTTGCATATTTTCTTTTACAGGTGGTTTTTGAACGGTAGAAACAGGCATCGATGGTGGAGTAAAATTCGAATGAAAATCCCCCAAACTATCATCCTCACGATCTATATTGGAATCATTATGTATTTTTTCTAAAACGCTATTCACTTTGTTTGTATCAAAATTTTCTTTAGGATATTTTTTTTGAGTTTTATTATGATGCGATGGATTTTTTTTATAAATAGGGGATGATTCATTTTCATTATTATCATTATTATCAAATGGTGCCGCATACATTGCTAAAGACATTCCTCTTAATAAAAATTAAGATAATAATTTATATATTTGCACCCTTGAAGATTTTAATTCGCATTTTATGGCGAATTAAAATCATAAATCTGTGATACTTTGAAGGTATGAATCATTCTCAAGTTTTATTTAGATGAATTTCAAAATTTATTTTTGTATTGAAAGAATAAACTTCCTAAAAGAATAAAAAATATAGCTTTTTATTATATGACAAAAATACAAAATTTAAATAAAAAAATCATTGTTGGTATAATTCTATTTTTATTTCTTGTTTTATTTTTTTTACAACCTGGAGTCTTTTCTCCGCTTTTCCAAACAATCTTAGGAAGGACATTTCTAGTGATTCTGATTGTTTATATTACGTATTGCAATCAAACCTGGGGACTCTCACTTTTATTTGTCTTATTTTTAATGATGATGTATACAAACACAAACACCGTAGAAGGTTTTGATTGGGAACCATCGAAAGATTGGAAATTGGATTTAAAAAATTATGGTTTGGACCTATCAAATAATTATAGTTTGAACTCAATCACTAAAAGTTTGGACCCATCAAATAATTATAGTTTGGACTCAATCACTAAAAGTTTGGACCCATCAAATAATTATAGTTTCGATTTTTCAAATAATAATACTAAAAATGAAACTTTATTAAGTAGTTTGAATAATACCAATGACATCTTGACTAATTTACAAAAAAAAATAGAAGAAAAAGCAGCAAAAGAAATAGAAGCTAAAGAAGCACAATCCACACAAACAAACGATCTGAAAGTCGCAACAGATACACAATACACAAAAGTAAAAGAAATAATTACATCGCCATCAACATCAACCGTAACACAACCCAAAAAAATTTTAACGTGTACTGAAAATTTCGAAACACTAGAAGGGTTTGGGTTTGATTTGTTAGAATTAGAAGATAAGATGAAAAGAGGTATACAATCAAATTTATTCCAATTAGGAAATTTATATAATAATAATTCATTTAACGTAATACCTTATGAACAATCTTTTTTTTCACCTTTTCACCAGTGAATATTTTTATTTATACCTTTGAAGAATTCACAAGTTACGAAATCCGTACATTTACTGCGGATTCATTCTTAAAATATCACTGGTTTACAGATTTTGAACCATCATTAAAGGCGGTTTAAAATCTTCAACTGTGTAAACTGTGTAAAAGTCTTTCTAAGAAATAAAAATGCTTAAAAAAAATAAAAAAATATAGCTTTTTATTATATGAAAAACATACAAAATTTAAATAAAGAATCCGTTATTTGTATTATTATCTTTTTAATAATGGTTATGTTCTTTTTACAACCGTGTATTTTTTCCAAACTGTTTCAAACAATTTTAGGAAGGATATTTTTAGTCATTCTTATTATTTATGTGAGTTATTGTAATCAAATCTTGGGAGTTTTATTTGTCTTATTTTTAATGATTATGTCTAATCACGATTCAATCATTGTAGAAGGATTTGATTTGGGAGATCCAATTATAAGTATGTTAAATTTGGAAAGGAGAAGGAAAGAAGCGAATACACCAGAAGGTAAAGCTGGATCAGCTGCAATTTTAAGTGTAGATAAAAGTACTGATCCACATAAAATTTTTTTAAAAAAAGTTGCAACCATCGTACAAAATTATTCATATGACAATAAAAATCCTATATTTTTTAGCGTTAAACCATTACAAAAAACACTTTTAGATGAATTAAATATAGTGAACACCGCAAGATTTTCAAATCCAACCGCTGCTGCAGATGCATTAGCAAAAGCACAATTAAATTATCTAGAAAACCTCGCAATAATAGGAGAAAAAATCATAAGTCAATATCCATCATCAGAATCAGCAAAAAAAATTAAAGAAGCAAAACAAGCTGAAATTGAAGCATCCATCAAAGCAGAACCACGACCAATGGCACCATCGGTGTTAACACAACCTATACCAAACCTTACAATTCCATCTTTATCTCCAATATCTACAGTTAATGCTACACCTTTAACAAAACCAATAATAACCGTTCTACCAAATGTAACACCATCGGTTTTAACACCACCCGTTACACAAGAACCAATCATTAATACGGTTTTTGGTACTTCTGCAGGAAACGTGGTTGATATACCATCAGTTCAACAAGATGAAATAAAACAAAACAACGCTGCTGCAGATGCAATTACAATGGGAAAAAATAGTACCATAGCACAAACTAATTACCAGTCAAAAGCAGCAGAAATAGCACAGAAATATTCAGACGATCATCCTGGTAATTTATATGGTGTTGTGCCAGCAAAAATACAACTGTTAAAAGCGGTAACTGCTGCAAATACTCCTGGTAATGTAAATACACAAGGTCAAGTAAAAATGGCCCAAATGATTTATCTAGAAACCCTAGAACGTATAGCACGAAATATCGCCAGTAACTTGGGACCATCATCACCTGAAGCGGTTGCATTAAAAAAAGTACAAGATGAAAGAGACGCAAAAATTGCAGGATCTATTATTACGTCTAAGCCTACCATAATAATGGAGATGCCTTCCCCAACAGTTGTAACATCTACATTAACAACACCAATAGCTTCACAAGTATCAAGTCCTACATCCATCGGGACACAATCCACAATGATTAATAATCCATCTTTATCACAACCTACAATCACATTAACACCGCCAAAAAAATCTTTTACTTGTGTTGAAAGTTTTAAACCATTAGAAGGATTTGACTTGTTAGGATTAGAAGATAGAATGAAAAGAGGTAAACAATCAAATTCGATCCAAGTAGGAAATTCATATAATAATTCGGATGATGTAATGCCTTATGAAAAATCATTTTTTTCACCTTTTCGTTTTTAAACCTTTTAACATTTCAAATTCCGGCCCTTGTGGTCGGCATCTTTGAATGTTATTAGGTAACAACCGATAAATCACCTTTATTATATTCAATAATTCGGCGATTGAAAGATGTAAAGGTTTAAACCGATGAAGATTTAAAATGTGACAACTTTCGTAAACCTTTTTTCACTGATAAGATAACTGGCGATTTATACAAGTTATAAATATTACACGATGTAAATAAGCAAATGTTTGTTTAGACAATTTCTTCCCATAAGATGAGAAAGTGTATTGATTGATTGATTGAAGAAATAAACCTGCTAAAAAATAAAAAAATGTAAGTTTTTATATATGATAAAAATACAAAATTTAAACAAGGTGTCCTTTGTTTCTATTATTATTTTTTTATTATTTGTTTTATTGTTTTTACAACGTAGGGTCTTTTCTCAACTTTTCCAAACAATCTTAGGAAGGGCATTTTTAGTCATTCTGATTGTTTATGTTACTTATTGCAATCAAATCTTGGGGGTATCACTATTATTTTTCATATTTTTAATGATTATTCATAAAGATCATTCAAATATTTTAGAAGGTTTAGGAGATATGACCGGATATGATCAGACAACTGCTACTTATAATGATACTGAAAGAGTTGCTTTAAAAGCTGCAGAAGACGCTGCATTTGATAAAGTTCAAAAACAAATGGAACAAGTAGAAATGGATGAAGTCGCGGCAAAGGAAGCAAAAGTACAAGCAGAAGCACTTATCGCACAATTAAA